GTCCACATAAGCCATAAGGTCCACTGCATCACCAGTTAAATGTTTACTCTTAAGTGTTTGGGACTTTCCAGCGTCAAACAATTTTTGCTGTTCTTCTTGGGTTCGGAGGCCATATACGCATCCAAAATCGGTTTTTGTCAGTTCAATGGCCTTTTTTACAACCTCAACTAACTCAGGTTTTACACCCTCTAACTTTGCTAAACTTCTACTTGATAAGCTAAATGCCATCCTTTTCTCCCTTAATAAAACTGTGTTACAGCACCTTTTGTGCGTTTTCTTCTTTCAGGCATAACGATACCACATCCTTTGGCCACTACACCTTTTCCAGACTTCTTGCCTCGAAACTTTCTTTTTGGAGGTGATGGCACCACACCACCATTTTTTGCCTTAAAACTAACCTTAGCTGACGGTGTGTTAGCTACGACTGTCTTGCCCTTAGATCCAGCAGCCTTCTTTTTCTTTGCTGTGGCGGCTCTTTGTGCCTGAGTAAGTTTATTAGCTTTTGCTCTAGGCAAACACCTGTCTGGGTTCTTCTTATCTTTAGACGTGCCACATTTGCCCTTGATCTTACCATCAGTGCCTATGCGAACCCAATCCTGTTTTACCCAATCTTTTAATGCACCCATTATTTTTTCTTCTTCTTTCCTTTTGCCCCTTTGGCATAGTTAGGATCCTTACAGTACTTAGAAGCAGCCATATTGGCGTATGCTGATGGGTACGTATCGAAAGTTCTCTTAGCCCATGCCTTACCAGCAGGGCATATCTTACTACCTCTACTCTTTGCAGAGCCACCTGTCTTATAATAGGTCAACCCTCTTGGTATCTTACCAGGGGGTTTAGAAATTTGTTCTTTCATCTGAGAACGAGTCATAGCCATTTAGCACCTCCATCTTCTTCTTGCTTGTCGTAATCTACTATTAGGATCTTTTGCAGCTTTTGGAAACTTTTTCATCTGACCAGCACTTCTTGCACAAAATGATTTACGTCTTTTAGCATCTTTACTGCCCTTCTTTACCTTACCAGTTACAGCCGTTTTTAGTTTAGATCCCGGATTATCTCTTCTATAACGAGCAACGCCAGCCTTAGTCATACCCGCTCCACTTTTAGTAGATCTAAAATACTTCTTAGTTTTAGGGGGCTGTTTGTCTCGTTTTCTAGCCATTACTTTGTTAAACCCTTTGTCTTTTCATAGCTACGCAAGCCTCCGATTCCGAGCATACCGCCCAAAACAGGAAGCAACGTACCCACATCAAATTTTGGTAAATCAGGAGTTTCTAACCCAATATAAGCAAAAACAAATATCAATAATGGCTGAAGTACAAAATGATAGGCGAAAGCTACAGCACATACCCATCCCACAAAAGGCCGCCAGCCGCCCTTAAATAATGAGCCTGAAGCCGCCTCTGCCTTATTTATCTCTAACTGAGCTAACAATGCCTGTTGGGCGTGTTTTTCGCCCATAGTGGCTATTTCGTGAGCCAAAGCCGCTTTTTGGTCTTTGTCCTCAATAAACTTATCAAGAAGACCTGTTACTGGACCAACTAAACTTGTTAACACACTCACACTGGAACTCCTCTAACATCTAATAGATCTTGTAGGTTTTTTTCCTTCTTACCGCCATCATACTCCCAAGCGTAACCTTTTTCAATCATTTCGTTATTTATACTTTCTTCAGACCTATGACTATAGAACCAACCTAACATTCTACCATATTTTCCGTCTTTTTCTGTTCTAACAACAAGATTCTCGGCTCCTTTTAACCTTTCAGTAAGATAAGCTTTAGCTTCAAGTCCAAAAACTTTTTCTTCAGAGTCCCTAGTTCTACTCTCGGGAGTGTCTATACCAGCGAGACGAACACGTTCTTTTTTAGAAAGGTCAAACCCCAAGTCTATCACAATATCAACGGTGTCGCCATCAATAATTTTAACTATTTCTTTTACTGCATATTCGTACATCACTCTTCCTTATTTTTCTTATTTAATACACTACCTGTTAGTATGGCTCCAAACGATAAATGAAACAAGCCCCCACCCATCAAGGTATATGGACTATGATGATCTGTCATTTTTCTCATAAGTTCCATCTGAAGTTGAGTATCCTCCATTGTATTCATTGTCGCTATAAAACTTGATATTTCTGGTCTATTTACTCCGTACCATACAGGAACAAGAACAAAATCAAACAAACATATAAAAAGATAAACTCCTAATGCTATTGATTGAAAGTTAACCTTTTCCATTCTCTTTTGCTCGTGTCCAAGCAGTAGCACCCATAAATACTGAAACAATTCCAAGGTTTGCTACAACATAAGTGCTTAGAAGAGCCGTTACCATCTCAATTCGTGAATCAGGAATAACAGGAGACATGGCAAGTAATATTAACCCTATGGATGTAATAGATGAAACCCAACAAATATAGCGTTGTTGATCTGCCATTTTATCCATGTCACGAACACGGATCATTCTCTCTTCTTGTTCAATCTCTTTGTCTGTAATTATTCCATCTCCGTCTAGGTCATATTCGGAAAATTTAGTGCCTTTTTGAAATTTCTTTTGACTCATTTAAATGCCTCCTTCATTGCGTTTAACATATCTTTCACCGTGGGAGGTTTATCCTTGGGGTCATAGGGGCAAACAACTTCTTTAGGGCATTGACGATATGAATCAACCAGTTCAAGAAATCCACTACCATTTGCTCCTTCATATAAACACCACCATGCGTGGGCATCTCTGCCATTTGCGTTCTGATGTGCTTTCTCTATCTTTTTTAATCTGCATATCGTTAGATGTCCATTATTTAACGTAGGCACAAACTTATGTTCACTAGCGTTGGTCCACGAGCCAAAGACCATATGCAATAGCAATGAGAATGAGAGTGCCAATACCAAGGGTAACAACAAGTATAACCCAGAATATAATTTTCTCTTTTCTTTCTTGTGCTTCATAAATTTCCTTCTGTCTACGCTTACGAATCTGACCCTCCATCGCAATCAGTTCGTCCCATGCTTTTGTGCCATGACTGAAAGAAATGAAAGTGCGAAGCTCATCTCGCTGCTGTTGTAATTTTTTTTTGGCAGCAAAAGCTTCGATAGCTTCCTGTTCTACCGTCTGTCCGTTAAAAACTTTTCTTAATATGGAGGGGTTTTTAGCTCGTTTCTCAATATTAGCTACATCTGATACAGCCCCCATCCACTTGCTCAAATCACCTACCATTGCATCCAGTTCACGACCTGCTGCAAAGGCTCGTTTTATTCCCCCAAAAGCGGCAGTTGCCGTTGAGATAGCCGCACTTATAGTTAGTGGATCCATAGCTACATCCGCATTATGATGCTTATGAGTAAAAGAACAATAGCACCAAAAGTACCAATAAGGATAGATTCAATGCGCTTAAGACGATTAAACAAATCCTTGAACTGAATGCTGGTTTCAGTTTCGAGCCTAGCCGTACGTGTATCAAGATCGTTGACCTTAACGCTAAGGTTCGTGACCGTTGGCTTCATTTCACCCTCTACTGTCTTCTAAGTGTCGATTGCCTTTGAACGTCTATACGTTCTCTGTTAACTTCGTTTCTCTCGTCTGCTATTTCTTCTTGCAGTTCAAGACGTGCGGCATCTGTTGTGGCTCTCTGTTGCATTTTCATTTGCTCCAATAATAACTTTTCTTGCTGAAGCTGTGCATCACTAGCAACCTGTTGTTGTCGAATAGCAAGCTCCTGCATTCTAATTTTGACTAACGGATCTTCGTTCGCACCTGGTGGCGGTGCTAATTGAGCAAAGACCTGTTGCATAATTTCTACTTCCAACTGGGCGACTCTTTCTTCGACCTGTTTTGGATCTTGCAGGGCAGACTCTAACTGGTTGACCTGATTCTGTGCTGCATCAACAGGAACTTGTCCCTGTTGTGTTGCGATGTTCAGTTCTGTGATCTGGTCTGAAACCTCTCTTTGAACTGCTGCACGAGCCTTAAAGGCTATGTGTTCTAGTAAATGTCCGTACATCGTACCCATGACCTGTGGTGAAGTCATAACCATGGGTGTTCTCATGAACTGCACATGCACTGCTATGTGAGCATCATGTGCCTGTTCTGGAAATGATTGTAAAAGCTCACCCCCCAAAGCCCTAGCGTTCTCGATTGCAGGGTCTGTGGGCACAGGTTTCTTGGGGGGTGGCAGTATCTCTTCTATGTTTTGTACTTCAAGAGCTTGGTACATTCTCTTATAGGCACTATGGAGGTTGTGGATCTGCGGATTTGTTTGCGCTAATTGCAGTTGCGTTTGCGCTAAAGTAACCCTCTGAGCCATAGAAAAGATGTTCGGGTCGCTAACAGGGATGACATCTATTTTGCCATCAAAGTCTTGTGCTTTTATCTCTCTTGGTACACCAGCTACCTCATAAGGGTACATAGGTGACAGATTCTCACCAAATATCCTAGAGAGAAGTCTAAATTCTGTTTTCTGTGCGTAGTGTAGCCTCTTGTGAATCGCAGACATAACTTTCATGCCTCGTTCCAAGATAGCCATGGTCGTGCCTACGGGTGCCTGTCCACTGCCTCCCTCACCAATCTTCTGATCGGCAATCGACACAAATCTACGCCCTCCTTCTATAAGGCTTCCGAGAAGCGAAGCCAGAGTATTAGATGGCTCCTTATACGGGAGTGGGATAATTGCGTCCCTGATGTTTCCACCAGGTGCATCTATATCTCTGAACTCACCAGGCTGTAACGGCTCATCATCGTTTCTAACCCTCACGCCTCGTGCTTTAAATCCAGCCGGTAAGTTGGCCAGCGTCCCGGAATCTATTAACTGCCTCAATATACTAGTAACTGCTCTACCTAATCCTCCAAGCATATGTACAAGTCCAAAACCATAAAACCCTAGTCCAGGCATAAACTTGTAATGCACAAAGTACTGTCTTTTTCTTTTTGTCTGATCACCTTCGTCATAGTTTCGTCTGACGGCAAGAACCTCACTGCTATCCTTATCCACCGTTACGATGTAAGGTAACTTGATGCCTGTTGGCTCACCGTCAAGCCCTGTGTCCTCGAACCCCTCGAGGTCTAAATCTACGTGCATCTCCAGAATTGTATGCACATCATCTGTATAATTCTTCGATATACCCTCTAATTCGTTCACTCGCTCTCTCACAGAGTCGGACTCATCATCCGTTCCGGGTACTAAATCAATATCCTTGTAGACTCCTGCAACTTGCATCTTGCGTAAATCATTTGCATCCATCCTTAAAACATGCGTAACACGAGATGCTGTCTGTAGATCACTAGCAGAATATGGTACTACCAGATCTTGAGCCGGAACAAATTTGGATACTGCTCTTTGTTTGCTCTCATCGTAGTAAACTTTCTTAAAAGTAGATCCTGATAGCGGTAAATAGAAAAGCATCTGATCTGTGTCAGGGTCGAACTCTTCCATGACCTCTGTCAACTGGTAATTCATAAAATCTTTTACACGATGTGCCTGTGCTTCTCGTTCAGCATTCTGCAACCCTACCAGATTGACAGATACAGGACCACCAGCAGGAAGTAACTCTTTATACGCCTGAGACTGAAACTGTGTCACGGACTCAGATATCAAAGGGTGTGTAACTCCACTTGCCCCTTCAAAGGGTCGGGATCTCTCGTCATGCTGTACCCCCAGTAAATCCAGACCTTTGATGTATGTCTGTTCCCACTCTGATCGGGAGTCGTAATCTTCGTTGTACAAACCTATAAGTTCCGAGGACAGGGTGCCGAGAGCCGAATCGTCCAGCATCTCTGCTAGGTTTGCGTTGTGATCGTATGCTTCAGCCATAACCTCGGTCATCTCACCAGTTATAGACTGTACGATTGCACCGCCTTGTCCGTCATCTATAATCTCTGCCCCACCTGAAAAATCCTCGGGTGACGCTATCTCCACTTCAACTTCTGGTAACTCGGGATTTGCGCCACCTTGCATCAAACCAGAGTCTACCATAGATCCTACAGGTCGTGTTGCCATTAGAATGTTCCTTTAAATTGCCCACCACGTTTGAAAGATTTTATTTGAGTCGTGTTTACTTGCCCGCCTTTATTCTTTCCTAAAATATGTTTTCTATATTTATCACCAAGTGCTTGTGCGTTTGGTAAACTGTTTAAATATTCTGGTTTCAATCCAAACTTTACTAATTCAATAAATTGATTTTTTTTTAGTAAGTCATTAAAGGGATTTTTTCCTCCACTTAAAAACTTATCAGATATGTCCGTCATCAATAGTACTCCCTTCTTTCAGGTATATAATCCTCTTCATCGTCCTCTCCGTCAAGGAAAATAAACCCTCCTTGACGAAAACGCAAGATAGCCATAGTCATGCTATCACAAAAGTCGTCATGATCACCATACGGGAAAGATGCCACTTCTTCAATAACTTCTTCTGCAAACTTTTTATCAGCAGGTGCCCAGACCCGTCCAGCCTCGAACATCGGAGCCGCCATATGCATCCTTGTGATCTTGTC